AATAAGTCAAACTATTGGCAAACATCGCATCATCACTGCTTAACGGGTCATTTTGATATTCCGAATCAAAGGTGGCATGCCCATCACGAGCGCGAATCTTCATCAAGGTTAAAATAGGACGAGCAGCCCAGCTCACTACTGCGCCTTTATCCATTGCCGCTTGATTTTGCGTATAGAAAGCATCAGCCACCGCTTCGCCTTCGTTTAAGTAGAAGTCCTCCCACTTATCCCACAGGCTCATATCATCAGGCTGACGAATTAAGGCTTTAAACTTAGCTGTCTTCCACGCTTTACTCGATAAAGTGCGGTTTAAAACACTGTCGTAATGGAGAATAGTCCCGATATACACCACATCTAACTTATCCCCAGCTGCCCCTAACGGAAGGACGGTTTTCTTCAACCAATCGTGCAATTTGTCACGCTGTTCGGGACTACGCACTTGTTCGTCATTTTCAATATCATCCAGTACCACCAAATCAGGACGATACGCCCCATGGCGTAAACCACGCAATTTTTTGCCAGAGCCTGCCACTTGCACTTTTTGATTGGCTTTCGTGATAATAGTTGCGGCTTGCCACACACGCCCTTGTCCAGCCATTTCAGGGAAATCAATGCGCAAACGTTGGTTAAATTCCAACTCTACTTTAATGGCTTCCAACATTGGATAGGCTTGGTCGATACTATCCATCACAATCAACGCATAGCGTTTTTTCTGTGTCACAAGACAGTAAAGTGTAAAGAGCTGGGAAACCAAGGTCGATTTAGCTTCACCACGTGGCGCAGCAATGGCTAAATGCACTGATGATGGCTGTTGTAATACTTGTGGCAACTGCTCAAAAAGATAGTTATGCAACTGCGAACGAGAGCTAGAACGCACATAATGCGGAAAGTAATTCGACACAAAAAAGTCATAGCCCGAAACAGGATCTAACACCTTTTTGCGTCGCTCACTAATGGCAGCAAGAGAATCATCCCACCCCTCAAACTTTGCCTCGACCTTTTGTCGCAAGCTGTCTGAATAGGCTTTTAATTCGGCTAAAAGCTCTTTATTTCTCATTTTATTTACTCTTACATGGCGTGACTAATAAACCGATAAAAAGGAACCAGCCCCAGCCACTCACACCATGTTTTAATAAAAAGTAGGCACAAATAATGGAAACAATACAGGGCAAATAATGAATTAGCAGTCTCATTCTTTATATTCCTTTTTTAAGATTGCACCGAACTCGTTTAATGCGTCGATAATGACATCAAGTACTTGTTTATCCGTTGTTTTTGTTTGCACATAATCCCCGAACATCATCATTGTCTTAACAGCCGTCGCCAGTTCCGACACTTCCGGCAATAACCGCTTACTACTCGCCACCATTTTTGAATAGCTATCACCCAAACCTTGGATCAGTTTAGCTTTATCGCTGACTGGCAAGTCTTCCGTATGACGTAGCTCTTCCATGGTCTTTTCAAAGTAGATCACAAAAGTGGTGAGCATACCGCGCGCTACGTCTTCCACTTTGCCACTTGCCATGGTATTCGCATCACGCACCGTGTCCCAGTTGTCACCACGTGCTTCCGCTTCTTTTTTCCAACGGCGCGCCGTGTTGTAGGATACTTTGGCTTTTTCTGCTGCTTGTTCTAGCGTCAGGCAATCAAACACATAGCAACGGCGTACATAAGCCTTGGTTTTTTCATCGTGTGCCATATTCACTAGCCTCCTAATTTGGCTTTGATTAGCTCAAATCCAACCGATACCAATAAACCGCCCAAACCACCAACTAAAGCGGATCGCACCCCCAATTTAGCCATACTGTTTTCTACCTTAGCTAAACGGACATCAATATCATCCACACGCCCATCTAAACGGTCGATTTTATGATTGACTGCACGGGTCAAATCTAAAATTTCATCTAGTTTTGCATTTGTTTGTGCGCTTTCGGTTAATTGCTCTAAGCGTTTCCGATCTCTTGCTGACATTATTTATCTGCCTTGTTATCTAATTTTTTCGTAATGGACTGCAATTGCTCAGAAATTGCCCCTAATTTATCTAAAATGCTTTGATTGGTGATACCAGCCACTTCTTTTGAGACATAATCGCGCTTAACTTCTTTAACTTCGTCATGCAGGCTTTTAAACTCACTGTCTAATTTCTTAAACCACACACCAATAAAGAACACCGCAACAGATACCAACCCATTAAAAATCATCATCCCATTAATGTGCACTTCCATTTTCACCTCGCTGACAAATAGTTCGATATGTATCGTTATGCACTTTAATTTGACGCAAAGTTTCTGTCGTATCTTGACGGCTTGCGGAGATCAACGAGAAACCGGCACAGCTTGCATTAATCACGGAGATCCCCTGACTTGTGCAACCCATCAATAAGAGTGTCACGGTCAGCATTGCGACTGTTTTCTTCATGTTGTTTTCTCGTTTCATAATGTTTCACCTGCGTACCAGAGACAGCTTTTTCACGCACCAACTGCTCGTTATCTTTTAATAATCGGTCAATTTCACGCCCGGCACGTTTGAGCTTAAATACCACATAACCACAAATAGCCAGTGCAGTACCTGAGCCGATTAAAATCATCTGTAACGTCATTAAATCCCCCTTGGTCTATCCGTTTGTTCCGGTTCGACATAGATTTCTCCTGTGATCGGTTCTTCTGACTTGGTTTGTTTGGCTTGATATGCCATTACAGCACCCTTGGTTGCAGCCGAACCACCGCAAAAACAAGCGAAATAAAAGAACAAATCAGTGACCGTAGAACGGTCAAGATAAACGGCATAAATCAGCACACCGGCCATGACTAAGAAACCGAAAAACTGAATAAAACCTGTCGTACTCGCACGACCATCACTATTGGTAAATAATTCAAAAAACTTATTCATCGGCATAACCTCCACATAATCGCTTTAGCTGGGGTTGGTCTCCCGCGTGCGATATAACTCCACGCATTCTTACTGTAAGAGTGCGGTCGTTTTTTCGGTTGTTTCCCTTTATTGCCTAACCAGCTAAACATGCGTTTAAACACGCCTAAAAATTTAAACTTCATTATCAATTGCTCCATATTTAAGATTGCCCGCCACGCGACGAACCCAGCCTTTACCAAAGGTTGCAAAAGTGCCAAGTTTGCAATAAAACTCTAGGCGTTCTGCATTCAAACGCATAATCACATCAGATATCGCCATCTTCTTAATTGCAGCAATGGTCATATTGCCAATAATGCCGTCATCCGCCACATTCACCGCACGTTGCAACATACGGCTTGCATTGCCTAATCCATGGTTTACCGCTGCATCAAAAAACTGGAAAGCCACCGCTTCAGGCATCTTGTCGCATTGATAACGCAACCAAAAGGCGGAGTAGTAGATTTTAAAAGCCTGATCACGAGTCATCACACGCATATTGCCCTGATAACCATTTGCCTGAGCTGTGCGTTTAGTAATCCCCCAATTGGTTTCCCCGCCTGGGTCGCGAGGGTCATTAACATAACCGCCCTCATGCCCAATTAAACGGTTAAAAATATCCAGAAAAGTTAACGTCGACATAAAAAAATACCCTTAATCTATTAATGATTAAGGGTATTGTCTTAAAAGCAGAGTAAAGAGAAGAGAGGAGCGGTTTCAGCACTAAAACAAGGCAAGATTATGGGTTTCTTCAGGATGGCGCACCTGTGCCAAAATCTCCCAACCGCTCCGATCAGAAAGTTGATATTTCGGACAAAGCTCAAGCATAGCCATACGCCCTGATTTATTTAAATGCTGGGTAAGATAATCATAATCGGCTTTAAAACGATAATTACGCAACACACGCAATGCTGTTTGGCAACGAGGAATATACAGCCACTCCCCACGAAAAACCTCTCGTAATTTCACCGCACTTTCCAAACCAATTAATGCTTTAAGCTTAGGAAAATAATGCACCCCATCAGTAAATCGAAAGGTTGCCCCACCAAAGTTTGTAATGATCTTTTCAACAGTAGGAAACCCAACCAAATCAACCATCTGTTGCACGGTTTCCGGTAGAAGTTCCGCTACATCTTCCAAATTCGCCACCATAATCACCTCCGCAATGTTATTTTTTGCTCATTCTCACACGGAAATTTTAAAAAGGCGGTATTTTTGAAAAAAAAAAGATAAAAAAAATCCCACCGAAGTGGGATTTGACTAAAACTTTTCAATAGGGCGGTCATCTGCCTTTGTAACTTCCAGTTTAGGCAATGATATTTTTATTTCAACTGAATAACTCTGACCGTGAAAACTCATTACGTCCATTTCAATAAATCTTGTATCTTTTGGAAGTCTAGAAATTATATCTTCTGATGAAGAAAATCTTTGCCCTGACTTCAAAATTGAATTCAACTTATCGGTTTCTACATAAAAGAGTTTTTGAGATGTACGCTCTTTTGATTCTAGAATATCTAATTTTGAATCAACATTATTTATTTTCTGTCCTGTTTTAGTTGATGCTAAAATATCGTCAAAACGATTTGCAATACCATCTTTATCCTCAACTTGATAAAGAGAAAAACCTGATTTAATTAATCCTCGAAATAATTCCCAAAAATCAGCTCTTGCAATACTTGCATCGGTTAGACGAAGAATAACTCCATTTGTTTTATTTTTATCTAAAGTAATGACTATATTAAATTTTGCTCCATAAAGCGATTCATATCCTTCAGGAGCACAAATTCTAGATTCGGAATAAGCCATACATTTTCCAAAATACTTGAATCGCTCTAAAAAATCATTCTTATGAATATCAAACGGATAATCTTTGAATATTTTAATTTCTTCTTTTGCATGGTCAAACACCCCTGCATTGACAGCAAAAGAGCTGGCAAGCAATATAATCACAAATAAATTCTTCATAAAAAATCCAATAAAAAAGACTCCAAAGAGCCTTTAATTTACACCTACCAACAATTTCTTACAACGCCTTTTTATTCCGATCATACACTGCCAACATCTGCACCACCTTCTTCAACTGCCACGGCTGTAACCAATGTACAAACTGCACTTTAAAAGATCGCTTGGCAATGCCGTCGGCATATTCTTTGGTTAAACCGTGTTTTGCCAAAAGTGCGGTGATTTTTGCCAGATAAATTTTCTTATCTTCACGCGGTGCGGCACGATTGCCCCAAAAGTTAGAGCCGGATTTAAAGCCCTTTTGCACCATCACATTCAACACTTGATGCAATTCATCATCCGACATTTCAGTGCAACTGGTTTTGCCTGTTGTGTTGGCAAGCAAACCACGGTAGGTTTCATCATCAAGCCCCAACTGGCTTTTGCCGATATGGATTTTCGCGATTAATCTTTTCCGGTTATTCATTAATTCTTGCTCCTCTTAAAATTTGTCGCATACGTTCTATGTGTTGTCGCTGCAATTCTGCATCCTTTGCTCGTTCTTCCTTACTTTTTGGCGGAGGCGGTGGCAATTCCGGATATTCTCGACGTGGCAAAGTAGCTAAAAATTCTTTTGGCGTCGGAAACCATTCATTATTTTGTGCCCAAAGCATAAAAGCTGATTCAAATCTTGGTTGGTCTAATGGTTGATCATAGTGTCGTTTATAAGTAATAACTCGATACCACGCCTCCAACGTGGGTTTAATCACATCTTCCGTCGGCGAATTTTTCAACCGCAACAAAATCAGCATTGACACCCCTTTTGCCAGCACCGGCTTTAGCCACTGATTTCCTGCGCCCATTCCAACGCTCCCCGCACTGTGTTCATTTTGCTACTCGGCGCACGTGTCGTTTGCGCCGAATGGCTGTGATTCACCGATTGAACAACCGCCACTGCTGTGCTAACCGGTTTAAATCCGGCGATAATTTCCAATAGATAACCGTGCGACTTCATCGGCAAGGTAAAGTTGGCGCGATTTGCCATCATCTGATTAATGGCATAAATCCACGTTTCAGGCGGCGCTGGAAAATCACGACCATCGCGCCGAATGGTTTGTGATTTAATCATTGGCGTGAGTTCGCTTAAAATCGTAGCAACACGTTCAAAAGTGAGCGCACTTTTCGCTGGACGAAATAATCCCAAATAACGGATCAATGCTTCACCAAGTTCGCCATTAACCAACAACGCTGCATTTAAGGCATCACTAGCGGCTTTATTGGCAATTAGCACATCCAACGAGCTCAACGCCCCGCAAGCCGGGCATTTACATTTCATTTTAAAACTCCTTTAAACTAGGTTTAAAACACATTACTCAGCCCACTTCATCTCACTTATCCCCCTCTTTTGTAAAGAGGGGCTAGGGGAGATTTAATGGGCTGTAAATGGGTTTTATCCTCCAAGATTAGGCATAGGGCATTCCCAAATGTAATTTTTAAATTCGATACATTTATCTAAAGTTAATACGCCTTTTATGATTTCTAACTCTTGATTAAATGCTTGCCCCCATTCAAATCCATAAAACCTAAAATCAACATTAAATTTTTTGCTTAATTCAATCATTTCAGGCGGACTTAATACCCATGCAGCTGAGATTGGTATGACAACGATATACCCATTCTCCAACTCATATCCCTCAATGATTTCATTTGGGTTGTCGCAAAAAACACGTCGGGCCCCTTTGATTGCTTGCCCTCTAATGTTTTTGATTTCTAACGTGCCCAATTCATCAATGTCACACTCGCAACCTTCAATGCATTCCGTTAAAAAATGCGTTATATCAGCGAGCTCGCCTCTAATTTTTAAATCTCCTACACACCAATTTGGCATAATTTATTCCTCCGGTGGTTGTGGTAATGGTTGCCAGTGGGTAACATGTGCACATTCGCCATTAAAGCCATAAAAACGATTTCCCTTTATCATATACGCAAAGAAATATGTAGATCTTTTATCTACATCTTCTTCTCGACCGAAACAAATAACAATATTGCTTCGTTCTGAGCCATCATGATCAAATATTGCTGGTAATTCGTCAGAACACTTAATCCATCCATTGTTTTCACTCATTATCTTACTCCTTATTTGTTGTAAATAATCTCTCACCAATCCACCGCATAACCGGCACAGCCATACTGTTCCCGATAGCCTTATATCGAGGACTATCCGGACAATCTTCGGCTGCCTTCCCACGATATGGGATTTTAGTCCAGTTATCCGGTAAACCTTGTAATCTTTCGCACTCTACAGGCGTGAGTTTGCGGACATTCGGTGGTGTGTAGACACAGGGTATGTTATTTCCACCTGTCCCCATCCTTGCAGTTAATGTAGGGGTTGTGTCGCCTTGCAAACGAATAACATCCGAACGATGAGCTATATCAAATAGGATGTTTTCTTGCCCATTATTCATCCCTAGGCAGTGTGCTTTGTTTGTACTAACAATAGGGTCTTGTGTTCCATGTACTACAAGCGTCTCACTCCCCCCGCTTAAAGCCCCTCCTGATGCTCTAACTGTTCCGCCGATATCGGATTGGCGATATTGTGCAAAGCTAGTCTCAACAAATCCGGCAACATTTTGCCCCGTGCTTTCGCCCGTCTCAATATTCCCTCTGCTGCCCGCGGACTCAAAGAGTATTTCGGCTGCGTTACAGGTTCCAGCACCTGCCACAAGGAAGATTCGACGGCGTGATTGTGGCACTCCGAAGTGTTTAGCATTGAGGATGCGCCATGCAATATTTCGCATCTCCGAATGCACATAACCAGCACCTGTCCATTTTCCCCCTGGCGGTTGCAATGGCTCAAATGCTCCAGCCAACCTCCCAACCAAGCACCCAAAGGCATTGTCTTTGGTTGACAAGACTCCAGGGACGTTTTCCCATACAAGTATGCAAGGTGCTTTTCCATCTTTTTCTCTGACATAATCAATAGCCTCCAATATTTCAATTAAAACTAATGTTAAATTCCCGCGGTTATCGTTAAGACTTTCACGTTTGCCGGCCACCGAAAAAGCCTGACAAGGCGTTCCACCGACCAATACATCAGGAGCAGGGATTTCGCGATTAATAATGCGTTCTGGCAGTGTTCGCATATCGCCTAAGTTCGGCACATTAGGATAATGGTGAGCCAAAACAGCACTTGGAAACGGCTCAATTTCGCTAAACCATAATGGTTTGGCAAAATCGCCCCAAGCGACACTTACGGCTTCTATTCCGGAACAAACGGAACCAAAGGTAAATACCATACTCACCCCAACACTGGCGCCATTTGCCACGCCACACTTTTCATCTCTCTGCTTGCTGCTTGTAATAGCAACAAAGCCCCTTTTGAATCATCAACCAGCCACTGTTCTTTTGCTGCTTCGATTTGTTCCATAATCTGTGCCAGTTGCTCGGTGACTTGCGCTTTCTTTTCACTCATACTTCCTCCACCTCAACAACATCATCAATTTCCGTAATCGTATGCGGTAGTTTATTCACATCACACACATTCAAATCACACAATTCCAACACTTGCTCATTGCTTTCAGCTTCCACAACGGCTTCAACCAAACAATAAAAGCGCGCTACAAACTTAGCCATGATTAACCTCCGGTCTTCTCGCTGGATAACGCACATAATGTGCGCAAAATAAACGACGATTTTCCGCCCATTCTTGATTTTCTCGACGGCGAGCCACCGTTGCTGCTTTTTCCCAAACACTTTCTGCTTGTTTCCATGCGCCAGCACGTTCCATTTCCGCAGCGTGTTGGCTAAAATCTCGGTAATTTTCCAGTTTTTTCATTTTTGCTCCTTTGTTGTTAAAACCTATTATGAATGCCCCTCATCCCATCCCCCTCTTTCGTAAAGAGGGGCTAGGGGAGATTTAAAGGGCATTTAAATAAGCTTTAAACCCCTGCAATATCTAACGCAATCGGCACATACTGATCGCTTTCGCCCACACGCTCATAAAGTCGCACATAAGCCTTACTACTCACCACTTGCACGCTTTCACTAATCGCCTGCATCGCGTTTTGCCAGCGTGGATCTTGAATATCAACTCGACGCAATCCTAAAATGCGAGAAGTATTTAAATTACCTTCCTTGTCCACATTAAACGCACGTTCAATTAACGCTTTTAGTTCAGGGCGAGAGCCTTCGCTCCATTCATTCAAGCACTCATCAATCAACACTTTTGCCGCCTGAATACGTTCATCAAATTGCAAATGGTCATTAATCGCACGTTGGATTTTGTATTTGCCGTCGTAGCTATAAAGCGTGATATTGCCTTTACTACCGCCCACTTTTGCATTGTATTTTTCAGCCGAAAGTTCAATAAACGCCTGAATATCGCCGAAAATGCCATCTTTAAAATTGCGCATCTCCTTATTTAAGGACACGCCTTTTTCCACCCATTCACGCACAAGCACATCACGTGCTTTGTCGATGTCTTTCACCAATTCAGCTGGCGTTAAATTTCCTCTTGCATCACGCCAGTATTCTTTCCCTTCAATCATCATCTTCATTTAGAGTTCCTCTTTATCTAACTTAATCACCACAAGTCGCTTACCTTTATCACGTTTACATCGGGCGACTGTTGCCGAGCTGTAAATCGTTTTTTCGCTCACATTGAGTTTCTTTGCTAATTCTTCCGCAGTCCCGTCACCCAAATTCTCTTCGCCACGATAGACTGCATAAATTTGCCGACGCGTTGCCATTCCTCCTCCTAGTTCAAATATTTCCGCCAAACCACACGAATACCTTCCACCGTAAATTGCGCTTCTTTGTATCGACCCACATCACGCCCCACGTGATACACATAAGCGCGTTGGTCTTTCTCTAGCTTTTCTGTTACTGCATTATTCATCACACGCACCGTCGGTCTTATCTTCTCAAAGTGCACATTAATCACCGTAAGCCCCATTTCATTTAAGCGTCTCACCGCTTTTTCCACTTGTTCTAAATAAGCCAACATCACGGCATTGTTTTTGTTTAATTGTTTGTTTTTTCTTGCTTGTAACATGGTCATCTCCTTAACTAATTAACATTTTGCTGTATTGTTCGATCATCTCTGCGCTAATTTCGGTTTCGTTAATCTCTGCCGAACGCACAACACCTCGCATTAACTTACTTAATCGGCGTGCGTTGCCTTTACAGGCCTTCAATAAAGGGGCGTTAAACTCACTTGTATTAAGTGCACTTTCCGCTAACATGGCTAAATCTTCATCAGGTAGCGCATTACCAAGGTCACAAGCAAATCCCACTCGACTATAAAGCTGTGCCAGTTCGTTATTTTTCCCTTTTAAATTCACCAACAAGCGAGGCATACCCGCTAAAATCACGCCACAATTCGTTAAATCGTGAATGCGTCGGATAAATTCCAAAGAGCGGGTAGAAAGTAACTCGGCTTCATCAATCATTAGCAAACGTTCCGCACCATTTACTTTTTCCACAATTCCTGAAAGTACATCGTTATTTACCCCTCGGCTGGTTGAACCCACATTTTCTGCAATCTTGCGTAGTAACACTTTCGGTGTGCAACTGGGATCAACCTCAATCAAAATGGCTGAACTATGTTCTTTCGCATATTGTTTTAGCATTTGTGTTTTGCCTAAGCCTGCCGCACCGTAAATCACATTAATTTCGCCCTCAGCGTGGGCAAAGTGCATAATTTCCATACCGCGCTTTGCTGTTTGAGTGGGGACAAATGCATTGTTGTATTTCGCTTCAACCACTTTCGCCTTATGGCGTGCTAACAATTCATCCACTTTTTCATCGAGCCACTTGGTATCGGTTGGATATTTACCGTTTAAATATTGGCTCACTGTTGTAATGGACACATCAAACAAGGTTGCCACTTGTTTTTGGCTCATCTTGTGCGCATCCATAAACGCTTTTAATTCTTGTGCTTTCATTGCTGCTCTCCTTACTCATTCACTAACTTTTTTCTTTGTTCCCACGCCTCTTTATCCGCATAGGTAAAGTGAATAACTTCTTTCTCTTTCACTTTTTCCTTGGTTGCTAAAAGATCCCATTGCGTTTCTTGATGCTCAATCGTAATAATCGGATTAAGTTCCTCATGAATCTCATCAAGCTGTTCTTGTTTCAATTTCGCGCGGCGTGCATGACGCTCTTGGCGTGTTTTCTCAACATACGGCATTGGGAACGCATCACGTTTATTGCCATCTAATTCGGCATAACAAACAAAAGTGCCGTCTTGCTTTCTCACAATCACTTGGCTTGGATCATGAATATCAAACATCACTTGCACCTTTTGCCCATCAACATCGAGCAATTTCGCGCTAAAGTAATAATTATTGAAAAGTTGTAACCAACCACGTTGTGCCACACGTAATGTACTTGGGCGGAATAAATCCCTTGCTTCCACTGGCGTAACAAAGACCAAATCATCAGGGTTCATTTTTTCCATCAACTGACGGCGTTTTTGTGCAGGTGTCATACCAATTTCACTATGCACATGCTCGTTGTTGTACCAATCAACCCCTGCTTGAACCGCATCTAAAAACTGATTCCAGCTTGGCAATTTACCCACTGCCCATTGTTGTTTTGGCGTTAGCTGTGTCGCACCTTTACGTTTTGCTTTATCCAGTGAAATCACTGCTGTGCTCACTTGTCGAATAGTGTCGCGGTCTGCCCCTGTGCCGTGATAGGTTTCAAACTGGCGAGCGATACGATATAAAATCGTTTGGTGTACCCGCTCAATAATCCCACGCCCTTGTGGGTTGCCCGGAATCCCTGTTTGGTGATTAATCCCCAAACGTGGCAACATCCCCGTAATATCACCATCAAGCATCCAGTTTTTCTCACCACCACCGTTATCGGAGTAATAAATTGCCGGTATACCATAGCGCTCCACGCCATAACGCAAGGCATCAGCCACTGCCAGAACGTTTTCCGCCAAGCTTGCCGACCAACCCACAATAAAACGACAAGGTGCATCCATTATTAATGTCACCTCAGGAATAAATGGGCGACCGTGTTCAGGATGGGCGACTTTCAATTTCATCGCATGGCCATCACCTACCCACACATCATTCACCTGCAACACACTCCAATCGCGTTTAACATAAGTGTTAATGGCGCGGAGTTCAGAGCCTGTTTTACGACCAATTTCCTTAATGTGTTTTGGCAATTTCGCCAACGCAGCGCGGACTTGGTCAATACTCGGTTTCATTTCTAAACGTAACGGC